CAACGGTTGCTTTTCTCTTTCTCGTCCGAAAACAGATATCCCTAGGGACCTGTTAGGGCGATGAGAGTGTCAAGTGGCTATACGTTATATATTCCACAAGTGAATAATCAGAATGAGAACTATGTTCTCCCTGACCGACGGGCCTCACTCCTAAGGAATAAGGTCCGCTTTCACAAGCGAACAGTTTATAAAACTGGCGCTCGTGAAGAGTTGAGAAAGGAGCTTATGGCTTCCTTCTCGCTCTCTCCGACCACAAGTCGGATTCTATCCTCCAGAACTCCTACGGAGATCTGGAGGATTGAAGAAACAATAAGAGCAGTCATAGACTGTTTATTATTGTTTGATACCCGCCTCTTTGATACAAAGGACGAGTATTCTTCCAAGCTGATGAAACATCTAGTTAGGAAGATTTTAATAGTCGGTGCCTATGGCACCCTCCATATAACCAAAATGTGGAAAGAATTTTCCAATTTTGTGTTTATTAGAGGCTCCCATGGAGAGACTATTGAAGACCCTGAAGTTTCCAGAGGAAACTTATTCAAGTGTCTTTTCTCCTGGCCGCGGATAGCTTCGCTAATCCGCGGAGAGGAAATGTCCCGAAGGGACATGACGAGCTTTGCTCATCTAATCTCTACGAGGGGGTTTCCCCCTCCCGAGAAGAAGTCTCAAGAAAACTCTCTTAGAAAGTTTATTGAGACTACTCAACGCCCCTTTGAGGCGTCATCACGTCATTTGAAGGAACTTCGAAATGCCGCAATCAAAATTGGTCGAAAGTGCCGCAAAGCGGGACCAGGACCTCTTAGCGCAGCCCATATTAGTATGGCCTGTGCAGGATCCCTCCTGAAGACTACGTCAGAAGGAGGGAGAGCGGTTGAAATTCGCGAAGCGATTAAACCGATTCTAACATTCGTCCCCGAAGAGGATGAATGTCTAGAAACTCCACTTTGGTATCTAAGATGCCCAAAGGGAGAACCTCGCTGGCGCCATTGGTGCCGCGAGAACCCCTACTACACCTATCAGGAAGTAGCATGGGGTGATCTGAAACCCGACACCCTAGCAGGGCGTGAGGTTTTCAGGCAAGGATTTGATGAAGCCTTAGGCAGTCAAATCCTTTCCGCTGCCTATTTGTGTTACAAACAGGAGCGTGAGTCGGGAGCCATCAAAGATGGTATCCCGACTAGAGTCCTTGCCGTACCGGAACCCGGCGGTAAGAACCGTATTGTAACAACTGGCCCATGGTGGAACCAGGTGTTACAACAAGGAATAGCGCACGTAACGCGTGCCTTCCTGGGCGCTCATCCATCAGCTACTGCTGGTTTAGAGCGCGGCGATCAAGCATGGCAGTTTCTGTTCATGATTGATCGTGTAGGCCAGAAGTTGGGCTATGTTTATGATACAGTCCAAAACTTCTATTGCCTATCATCGGACCTCGAAGAGGCAACCGATGGAATCCCGAGGAAAGTTGCTTTGCAGCTTTACGAGGGATTTTTAGAGGGCCTCGGGTATAACTCGGGACTATCTAATATCGTTGGGGATCTCATAGAGACCGACCGTGTTGCAATACTTCCGAATGGCAGGCGTGAAATCCTGACACGCGGAGTTTTGATGGGAGAACCTCTCACCAAAACCATCCTAACACTGCTAAATTTAGCATGTGAGGAGATTGCAATTAGGTCTTACCTAACGATTCCATGGGACGCTCCTGTAAGGAAGATCCCATGGCGATGCTTTGCAGTCGCCGGTGACGATCACATAGCATTTGGGCCCAAGGATTATCTTATGGAAATCACTTGTGCCCATATCTGTTCTGGATCTACGATCTCAAAACAGAAACACAGTATCTCCAATTATATTGTGAGATACTGTGAGAAACTTCTCTTCGTGCATAACATGAAGAGTGAGTTCAACGTCCACACTGTGAATCACAATGTGGGCGAATATATAGTCTCGCCTTTTATAGAATCTATAAAGGTAAGACTTCTATCGCCTTGTTCCAAGACGATAGAGATTCACAATGACAGAAATTCTGCCATTGGGAAGGCCAGGATACTTTCTAAGAACTTAACCTGGTTCCATAGAGAGTTTTTCTCAGCGAGATGGCTCTCAATGGTAAGAGACCGATTCGTTTCGCGAATGGGTCCCTTCATGCCCCCCCGTACATCAGGTGTCTTCTGGCACCTGATGCTCCCAAAGGGATTCGGGGGGCTAGGATTAGGTCTCTTCGAAGAAGCAGACATAATCCTTAATCGCATACCAGCCCCTAGTAGGGAGTTCGTATGCGAGGTCCTTCGTGGCACTGCCACTGAAGAAAAGAAGTCATTATTCGATGGCTTTACCAAGAATATGACTTACCGAGGCTATGAACTTGAAAAGTCAGAGCTTCAGTTAGCAGAGGAGATGGTTATAAACTTCATTCTACCAATGCTTGAGAGAAAAGAGTTCAAAGAACTCTATGTCTCTAAAATATCCTCATGTACGATCTCAGAAATCCTCTATAAGAGGGATCTGAGAAAACAAGGATATTTAACCCGTGATGAGATTCTTGATAAGATCTTACGCGGGTTTCTTTTCCGCGATTTAATCGCGGGAAAGCTTAAGCCCAAGGTCTTTCGGACCGAGAGCTTAATCAGGCGCTATGCCAAACTTTGGGATAGAGCCTGGGATTCTTCTTATCCTCCTTTGGAGGTCGAAGAATTAACCAAAAACTGGCTGATTCGTGATCAGCCAGATTGGTTTAACGTTGCCGATACTGCTATGAGTATAGAAGTAGAAGGAACGTTCCGAGAAGTGACCCTCGTAGAGGAAGCCACTATCGGATTACCCGTCCTTTCCATAAAGTGGGAAGAACTAGGGTACCTCTCATAGAGAGGTAAACGTGAGCCTATGGCTCCGTTGCAGGCCTGATCTGAGGATACCAAAGATCAAGGCCTTCACAGTTTTAGAACCCTAAAGGGGTTATCTAGCCCGAAGGCGGATTAACTAAAACTGAGGTAGCAAC